AACTGGAAGCAAATCTGGAATGATGGGTTCAAATTACAGCATCACAGTAAATGCTGGTATTGGTACTGATGGAAATGTTGTTGGTCGTCAAATTGTTGATGCAATCAGAAAATATGAACGTACCTCTGGTCAAGTATTTGCGAGAGCGTAAATGGGTTTACCAACAAAAACAGTTGAGATTGGTTTTGATTTAAGTTCTGCTGGTGGACCATTCTTTACTTTAGATGATCCAGTTCAAGGTCTTTTAGATAACACAAGTTACACTTTAGGCGGTTCACTTTTTTATGATGTTTCACAATATGTTGTTTCAATTAACTCTAATCGTGGTCGTTCACGCGAGTTAGATAAATATAACGCTGGTGCTTTAGAAGTCGTTTTTGATAATACGACAAGAATTTTTGATCCAATGAACTCATCTAGCCCTTATGCTAGTCAAATTGGTCCCCACCGCGAAATTCGTGTTAAATCAAACGGTTCAGCAGTTTTTTATGGGCTTATTGATGATTGGAATCTTAATTACAATCCAAGTGGTGACAATACTGCTTCCGCTATTGCCTCAGATGGTTTCACTCTTTTGGCACAACAAACTTTATCTGCCTATACTGCAACACCTCAATTGACTGGCGCTCGAATAAATGCTGTTTTGGATAGACCTGAAGTTAATTGGGACACAACAAATAGGAACATTGATACTGGAACTATTAACTTGCAAGGTGACACAATAAATGATGGAACTGGTGTATTAAATTATCTTCAAATTGTTGAAACAACTGAATCAGGAAATTTATTTATTGACAAAGCAGGCAAAGTTACTTTTCAAGATACTTTAACTGGTCCAAGTTCTATTGGATTAGTTACTTTAACTGATGACGGTACAGGTGTTCCCTTCAGTAATGTGGCTGTGGTTTATGGTTCAGAACTTTTATATAACCGTGTTGTTGTAACAAGAGAAGGCGGTTCACCTCAAACAGTTCAAGATACTGATTCACAAAATTCTTACGGGATTTCATCTTTGAATCTTGACGGCTTATTGTTTAATTCAGATACAGATTCTTTGGCTTTGGCAAATTCTCTGCTTGGTGCTTATTCTGAACCAGAATACCGTTTTGATTCTATGACTGTTCAAATGTCAGAACTTTCTACTGCACAACAAAACTCTTTGCTTGCTTTAGATTTAACCGATCAAGTGAAAATCAAATTTACCCCAAATGGTATCGGATCACAGATAGTTAAATATGGTCAAATTACTGGCATTGAACACAGGGTTGGCATATTTGTTCACGAACTTACATTTAGATTTAGAACTCTTGCGTATGCAGAATTTGTGCTTGATGACGCAGTATTTGGGCTACTCGACACAGGACGTTTAGGCAATTAGAATAACTACAAGATAGAGGAGTAATTTAATGGCTGGTGCAGGTTTTAAGACTTTTACTGCTGGTGATGTACTTACCGCAGCACAAGTTAATACATATTTGATGCAGCAAAGCATTATGGTTTTTGCTGGTACTGCTGCTCGTGCTTCTGCTATCCCAACACCTGCTGAGGGTTATATGACCTATTTGCAGGACACCGATCAACTTTCTTATTACACAGGTTCAGCCTGGGTTAATGCCCCTGGTAAGAATCCAACACTTTATGCCCCAGAGGAAGTTATTAACACTTCTGCTTCAACAGCAACAGGCACAGTAACTATTAACTCGAACACCGATTCTGTTACTTATTACACCGCTAACGCAGCAGCAAACTTTATTATTAACTTGCGTGGTAATGCTTCTGTGACTATGAATAACCAACTTGCAACAGGTGAAGCGATCACTTCAGTATTTATGAACACCAATGGAACAACCGCTTATTATCCAACTGCTATTTGGGTTGATGGTGGAACTGCTGGTGTTTCAACTAAATGGCAGGGTGGGGCAGCACCGACAGCAGGTAACGCTTCTTCTATTGATTCTTATTCGTTTACTGTTATTAAGACTGCTGGTTCTGCGTTTACTGTTTTGGCTTCGCAAACCCAGTTCAAATAAAGAGGGATCATAAATGCCGATTCGTGGTTCTTTTGCTGGTGCTTCAGCACGCGCCTATGGTTTAGGTGCAGGTGTAAGTAAATTAACTGCAACAGGTGGAACAACTGTTGAATCTGGTGGATTCAAATATCACACTTTTACTTCTGATGGAACTTTTACTGTAACAAAAGTCGGTGCAGGAACTATTGAATACATTGTTGTTGCAGGTGGTGGTGGCGGTGGTTCATCCAATGGTCCTGGTGGTGGCGGTGGAGCAGGTGGTTTTAGATATGGAACACAATCTGTAACAGCAACAAATTACGCAATTGGTGTTGGCGGTGGTGGTCCAGGTTCATCAACTTTTAGAAGTGCTGCTTCTAATGGTACTCAATCAAGTTTTGCAAGTTTTATTTCAACTGGCGGTGGAGCAGGTGGTTGGGGTGCAGGTGGTCCCAATACTGGTGGTTCTGGTGGTGGCGGTGCTTATCAAGGTGGTGGTGGTGGAACTGGTGCTGGTGGAACTTCTGGTGAAGGTTTTGGTGGTGGTAATGGTGGTAATGCCGACCCTGCTTATGGTGGTGGCGGTGGTGGTGGAGCAACTGCTGTTGGTGGTGGCGGTAGTGGCTCAGCAGGTGGTACAGGCGGTGCTGGAACAAATACTTATTCAACTTGGGCAACCGCAACTACAACAGGTGTGAGTGGTTATTATGCAGGTGGTGGTGGTGGTGGAACAAATAATGGTTCTACAGGCTCAGGTGGTGCAGGTGGTGGCGGTACAGAACCTTCTTCACGTAATGGTGTAGCAAATACTGGTGGTGGAGCAGCAGGAACTTCTGGAACTGGTGGTACTGGTGGAAAAGGAATAGTAATTGTGAGGTATCCAATCTAATGGCATATTACGCAAAAATTGAAAACGGAATAGTTGTTCAAGTCAATGCTGTTGATGAACAATTTTTTGCAGATAATCCTGAAAGATACACAGGTATTTGGAAACAAACTTCTTTTAACACTCGTGGTGGTATTCATTACAATCCTGATAGTGATATACCAAGCACTAATCAATCTAAAGCATTAAGAAAAAACTATGCTGGCATTGGAATGATTTATGATGAAGTAAGAGACGCTTTTTATGCACCAAAACCTTATGAATCTTGGACATTAAATGAAACAACTTGTTACTGGGAATCACCAGTACCTTATCCAAATGATAACAAGTTTTACCAATGGAACGAAACTACTAAAGAATGGACAGAAATAATCTAATGAAACTATCAATCGTAAAAGACGTACTTTTTAGATCAATTGCTTTATTTATGACTATGGCGCTTCCTGCTATTGGTGCTGGTGCTTTTGCTGGTGTTGAACCAGTCCAATCAGCATTGATCGCTGGAGCATTAGGTGTATCAAAAGTTTTAACCGATTTAGCCAAAGCATTCTTAGATGACGGTCAATTAACTCAAGAAGAAGTTGATGGTGTATTCAAACGTGCCAATAAAAAAGGTGAAGGTGGCAAGTAAAAATGGGTTTACCAATTAAAGATGGCAAAATCACAACAGCGTACAAAAAACTTGGAAAAATGTGGTCAAAGGGTTATCACACAGGAGTTGATTTCGCTGTCCCACAAGGAACAGACATTCTCGCTGTTGCTGATGGCAAAGTTGCTAACGCTAACTGGGGAAAAGCCTACGGAACACACATTGTTCAAAAGATTGCTGGTAAAGATGAATGGGTTATTTATGCTCATCTTTCAAAGTCTTTGGTCAAAATTGGTGACGAAGTTAAAAAAGGACAACACATAGGCGAATCAGGTAATACTGGTAATTCTTCTGGCCCACATTTACATTTTGAAGCCAGAAACAATGTTCGTTGGTCACAAGGCCAAGATGTTGATCCGAAAGAGATTCTGGAAGCATAATTGAATAAGCGCACCAAACTGCGCTTAATCCTTTCTTTACTTTTACTTGGTTTTGTTATGTCTCCAGCATTTGCTGATGAGACAACAATCATTCTTAATGACTCAACACCTTATGTTGATATTCCTATTGAGGCTACTCAACCAACAACGATAACTATTCAAACAATCACAGGAACACCACAAAACAATCCTAGTTTTATTGATTCTTGGATTGAACTTTGGCAAGGTGTAACAAGAATTGCTCAAGATGATGACAGCGCTTACACACAAACAAATGTTTTGGCTTCAATTATTACTAGACCTATTGAGGCTGGTTTATATTTTATTAGAGCAACTTCTTTTGGTGCTGCTGTGAATAATTACAATTACAGACCTACTGGGACTTATGTTTTAACTTGGAACGGTGTTACAACCATCCCAACAGCCACCCCATCAATAACACCAAGCCCAGTCCCGACAGCAGAGCCGACTCCCACAAGTGATCCAACTCCCACTTCAACACCCGAACCAACACCAACACAAGTTTCACCTACACCAACCCCAACACAAGAACCAACGCCATTACCAACCCAAG